GCCGGACCCAGCCCGACCCAGCCCAGCCGGAACCCGCCTAGCCCTGCCTTGTCCAGCCGAACCCGGCCATCCCGCGCCAAGCCCATCCGCGCCCGGCCTTGTCTTGCCATGCCCAAGCCCGGACATGCCCTTTCAAGCCCACCCGCGCCGCGTCCAGCCTTGCCCTGTCCCAGCCGCTCCCTGACGAGCCGCACCTCACCTCTCCACGTCTCGCCGTACCCGGCCCAACCAAGGCACGCCTCATCACATCTCGGCTTGCCACCGGCGGGCCACGCCGCGCCCTGCCCTGACAAGCCATGCCGTGGCGAGGCACGCCTCACCCAGCCGTGCCGCGCCGCGTCAGAGCCAGCCCATCCTCGCCAGACCCCACCTCGGCAAACCCAGCCCCGCCTCGGGGCTACCGCCTTCGGGCGGGCGGACGGAGGTATAGTAGGCCATGCCTACTACCCCGCCTTCCCTGTTCGGAGATGACGACGACATGATCCTTGACCCCGACCAGCCCCTCATCGAGACGGTTGCCGACCTCGTCGACCGCTACGGCTTCAAGGCCGTGCTCTACGAAGTCGAGCGCCACACCCCACTCGCCGCGGTGGGCAGCGCCCCCGCCCGCCGCGGCGACCCAGAGACGAGCCACCTGGCGGCCAAGCGCGACCCCGACCTGAGCAAGTTCCGCTCGTCCTCGAGGAAGGCGAAGCTGCTCGGCGTGTTCAGGGCGGGCGACTTCACCGCACAGCAGGCTGCGGGGCGTGTGGTCGGCTACAGCGCAACCCCATCCGCCTTCGACGGCTGTCGCCGAAGGACCAGCGATCTCGTGGCGGCGGGAATGATCTTCGACAGCGGTCGCCGTCGCAAGAACCCCGGCAGCGATGAGGAGTCCATCGTGTGGACGATCACGCTGGTCGGTGAACAAGCTCTCGACTGCCTCGAAGCAACGGGGTGGTCGAAATGACCGCACGGCATGGTGCGGCGCGGCGCGGTTGGGCGCGGCGTGGCAAGCCTCGGCCCGGTCAGGCGCGGCAAGGCATGGCATGGGACGGGCGGGGCTTCGGCTCCGCCCGTCAACACTGAGAGGGACACATGGAGCAAGCAACCAACCCCGACCTGACCGAGCTGGTTCGCCTGACGAAGCAGATCGCCAAGGGCGAACTCGCCTTCGACCAGCGTCGCCGAGTGGTGATGCGCCTGTGGCAGGCTGGCATGACCCAGCGCGAGCTGGCCGAGCGGATGGATCGGGCCTCCCGCGCCGTGGGCGGCCCGCCGATCACGGAGAACGCGGTGTACAAGATGATCATGCGCGGGAGGAAGGCGTCATGAGCGTCTCGTTCCACGAGTCCGTCCGGCAACTGCTGATCCCCATCGACGAGGTCAAGCCTTGGCCCGACAATCCCCGCAGCGGTGACCTCACCGCGCTCAAGGAGTCGATCGAGGTGAACGGCTTCTACGGGGCCGTCATCGTCCAGCGCTCCACCGGGTTCGTCATCGCCGGGAACCACCGGCTGCAAGCGCTCTCGGAGATGGGCGCCGACGAGGTGCCCGCGCTGTACGTCGACGTCGACGACACCGAAGCGGCGCGCCTGGCGCTCGCCGACAACCGCACCAGCGACCTCGCCTTCTACGACGATGAGCAGCTGTTCACCCTGCTCGACCACCTCGTCAACGTGGACTCACTGGCCGGGACGGGGTACGACCGCGCCGCCTATGAGCTGCTGCTGCAAGGCCACGAAGCGGCCGAGATCGTCGGCGGCGTGCGCCAGGGCTTCAACAGCGAGGAGCGCATCGACCGCTACAACGAGCTGGACATTCGAAGCGTGATCTTGCCGTTCGAGGCAGCGGTCTACGAAGAAGTCGTCGCAGGGCTCGGCCGTCTCCGCCGAGCCCTCGATATCGAGACGAACGCCGAGCTTGTTCAGCACTTGGTCGAGCAGGCGCTGGAAGATGTGGGGGCGGACCCTTGATCCCTAGGCGGGGCAGGGCATGGCATGGCGAGGCCGGGCATGGCTCGGCAAGGCTCGGCTTGGTTAGCCCGGGCATGGCATGGGACGGGGGGCGCTTCGGCGCCCTCCGTCAAACCTGATGCAACGCGGCCTCGCCAACGTCGAGCGGGTCACCATCGAGCGTCGCCCGGCGATGGTCCCGTGCACGTACGCCACCGATCACCGCGACCAGTGGGACCGCAAGTTCGTGTCGTGCGGGTCGATCATTCCCTTCCGGCCGTTGCAGCCCTGCCCCGAGTGCGGCGTGCTGCAAGCGCGACCCAACGCCGCCCACCCCGGCGAAGGCGACCGCGTCGCCGAAGGTGACATCGCTGTCATCGACGCGGCCACGGGTGAGGTGGCGGTCGTCTACGTCGAGTGCGCCCAGCAGATCGCCTCCGAACTCGCCGCCAACTTGCGCAACGTCGAGTTCGACCGGGACATCTTCTCCAACCCCTCCACGACGACGCGCCTGTCGGGCATCGCCATCACCCACCGCACCTTCGGCTACCAGCCGCCCGCCCCGTTGCGCCGCCGCTACGGGTGCAGCCGCAGCCAATTCAACGCCGAGCACCCCAAGGCCATGGACACGCTGGCGCGGTTCTGCTCGCTCGCCGAGTACGTCTTCCGCACCCTCGCCGAGGACGTCTACGAGCGCACGGCGAAGTCGGTCTTGGACCTCATCGCTCCGGCCTGGCGGATCGCCGGGACGCCCTGGACGAGCGGCATCATCAACCAGACGGCGGCCCTGCCCTACCACCGCGACCAAGCCAACGTCGTCGGATCGTGGTCGGCCATGATCGGCGCTCGCTCGGGCGTCGACGGCGGGCTGCTGCACTTGCTCGACTACGACCTCTACCTGCCGATCCGCCACGGCTCGGTGACCATCTTCGACGGCCAGTCCGTCGCCCACGGCGTCACGCCGATGCGCCTCGTCACGCACAACGCCTGGCGCTACACGAGCGTCGTCTACTCCAAGCGCCTGATGAGCCACTGCTGCTCGGACCCCGCCGGTGAGTTGCGCCGAGCACAGGTCGCGGCGACCGTCGCCGAGGAGAAGCGGGCCAAGTCACCCACCGCGGCGCAACGCAAGTCACGCCTGCGGCAGCCTCGGGGCGGGTAAACTAGGCCTCCTAGGCTAGGCGGGGCGAGGCCCGGTGGGGCGGGGTATGGCCAGGCACGGCTAGGCCGGGCACGGCAAGGCATGGGCTGCCGGGGGGAATCATCCCCCGGCAGCAACCCATCCCGGCATCGGCAAAGGGCTGCACACCCCCGTCCCCTTGGGGCGCAGCTTGACCTCGCTGTGCCCGAGCTTCCCGCTGCCGGGGGCGTAGGTGCAGAGCCCTGGGAACATTCCGGCCAGGCGTCGAGCGCCTGCGTCCACCAGCTCCCGAGTTCTGTAGCTCTGCATTCCGCCGCTTTCGGCGTAGTAGTTCGTCTCGTACGCCAGCCAGTTCAGCCGCAGCGCGCCGCCGTCGCGCAGGACGTGGCGACAGTCGCGCTCGAAGTCCTCCTTGTCGTCCAGCTCGACCAGCTCGCACGGGTCGTGGCGCAGGATCGTCCCGAACAGCGTGCCCGTCACGTAGCGCAGGTCGGTCGTGGCGCGGGGCTTCATGAAGTAGTCGTTGAAGACCGGGTACGGACCCCACAGCCACAGCCCGTACAGCTCGCACTGGTGCCAGGCGTAGTCGAGGATCGACCGCCACAGCGACGGCGTCACGTCGGTCAGCGGGCGCCCCTTCCACCCCGTGCACAGCCGGGACACGTCGTCGTCGATCTCGACCAGCCGCGTGCCCGCCGGATACCCGCGGGCCATCGCGTTGCGCAGCCGTCCGACGCGCTGCGGACCGTCGTCGGAGTAGGGCGCGACACGCACCCGGAGGCCCAGCGGCTCGTACAACTCGACCTGCTCGGGGTCGACCCAGACCTCCACTTGGTCGCGGTCCACGCCGAGACGCTGCAACAGGGGCAGGGTCTTGCGGTCGAGGGTCGTGGGCCGGTTCAAGCTGGGGATCGCGTACTGCTCCTTCACCCCCGCGACGGTACGCCCGCGGGCGGCGGCACAAGCCCGCCACGAGCGCTACACGGCCCGTCACGGCTCGCTAGCGCCCCGGCCGGTACCCGCGCCGCGGCGCGCCCGTCCAGGGGCCGCTACGGAAGCTCACCGGGGTCCACGCCACGACACGTCGTGCCCCGCCTCGACTCACCCGGACGCGACGTGCCCCGCCTTGCCGCTCCTAGCCGTGCCGCGACAGACCCGGCCATGTCTAGGCGAACCGAGCCGGACCCTGTCCTACCGCTCCATGCCACGTCACTCCTGGACTGGTCCTGCCCTGCCTAGCCATGTCCTGACTTGACGAACCACGTCGAGCCGGGCCGCGCCAGTGCATGTCCAACCACGCCTGGCCTTGGCGTGCCAAGCCCTGCCAGGCCAAGGCGAACCGAGTCTTGACTGACCATGCCCGACCAGACCCGGACTCACCAGGCCGTGACAAGGCACGCCTAGCCTTGGCATGCCGGGACCGGCCTGCCCATGCCCCGCCAAGCCCGATCGTGCCAAGCCCTGCCGAGGGGTGCCAAGGCGAACCTAGCCTTGTCGAGCCATGACAAGCCGCGCCCCGCCACATCAGGCCGTGCCGGGGCTTGCCTTGGCGCACCCACCCACGCCCCGCGCTGACCTGCCAAGCCACGCCTGTCCCAGCCGAACCCCACCGCGCCTGGACGGGCCTCGCCGGGCCCAGGCTTGCCCTTGACGGGCCGTGCCTCGCCTTGCCTTGGCCAAGCACTCCTTGCCCCGCCAGATCCGGCCAAGCCACGCCTAGCCGCACCAAGCCCTGACGAACCGGACCGAGCCACGACCAACCCGGCCAAGCCGCGGCGTGTCACGCCTTGGCTTGCCCTGGAGGGCCAGGCCTTCCCCAACCAGGCCTGACCGCGCCTAATCCTGGCACAGCGCACCGAGCCTGACCGCGCCGCACCCTGCCGGGCCTAGCGAAGGTCGCCCACCGCAGCGCCGTGGATGAACTCGCCCAGACCGTCGATCGCCTGCTGCAAGGTGTAGTCGGGCGGGCGCTGCGGGCGGGCCATCGGGATCACGTGGAGGGCATGGAACACCGAGTCCGCCACTCCACCTACGGGAACGCCCGGTGAGTCCCTCCGGCGCCACGCCGCGTCCACGTCGTACATGATCTGATGGGACTGGCCGGGCTCGGCGACGTCGACCACGGTGACGACCACCGCCGTGTGGACGTTGGGGTTGCCCTCGGCGGCCTCCTTGTTCAAGTCGCCGTGGTGCCTCTCCCGCAGGTCGTCGGCGGTCGTCGACCACGCCTCCATGATCGTCGTGATGTAGACGAGCTCGTCGTCGATCGCCGACCCGATCAGGCCGACGACGGCCAGCACGGCCTGCTGGAAGTTCTGCGAGCCGAGCTCGTTGACGGTGCAGAAGATCTCGCGCTCGGTGGTGCACACCCCCACCACCGGCGCCAGCCATCCGCTGTTGACGTAGTTGTCGACCGCCCCGAGGGCCAGGCGGTCGCACAACTCGTAGGCGCTCATGCGCGCTTCCGGCTTCGGCGCTTGATCGGGACGACGACTTCCTCGGGCTCGAGGAACAGCTCGTCACCGAGCTGGACCCAGAACCTGAGCCGCCATTCCTCGGTGTCGAGGCCCTCGGCCAAGGCGTCCTCGTACCACGACGGGCGCACGTAGCGCGGCGAGCCGATGCGAGTCCCGGTGTAGCGATTGACGTGGTCGTAGCGCAGCGTTCCGCAGTGCAAGCAGCGCTGGACGAGGTACGCGCCGAACTGCGGGCGCGGCGTGTCGGGCGGGGCGGGAATGGGATCCAACACGTGGCGGTTGGACGACCTGCACCGGGCCGCACTGGCGACCGCCTCTCCGAGCGCATCGCCGGTGAGGTGTGGGAATCGCTCGGCCATCACCGCACCCCCTTCATGGCGCTGCCGCCACGTTGCCTTCGGCGTCCAACACCGCCACGACGTAGTTGACCGAGAAGGCACGGACCGTGTCCGGGTTCTCCCCGTCGAGGCGGACACCGCAGCGCGTGCGATCGCGATGGCGTACGACGGGGTTCTCCTTGGCCTGCGCTGTTCGTGTGCCGGGGGCGTAGACGATCGTCCCTTCCCGGCCGTCCCGCAAGCGGACGCGGGCTCGCCGCGCCGCAGCGAGGATTAGCTGTTCCTGCCATGACAAATTGGTTCCTTTCTAGGGGTTGGGTGATCGGGTCGAGCAACCGCCCTTGCCCGACCCGATCACGAACTAGCGCCTTGGACGGCGGAGCCGCATGTTGTACGGCTGCATCCTTCGGCGCACTCCGACCACTGGCGCGACGAAGTCGTCGAGCACGTCGGCCGGAAAGGTGATGTGGTAACCGTCCAACTTGGCCCCACCACGCAGGAGTCCCCGGTGGTGGTACTTGCGGACGGTCTCCTCCACCACGCCCAGCGCCTCGGCCACCTGACGCACGGTCAGACGGTCGGGGTGCTGGTCGATGGGCTCCCGCCCCTCGGCGCGACGAATCACCGCCGTCGCGTCGAGGAGCAGGCGTTTGTTGTCGAGGAAGCCCGCCAGCTTCCCCTCCGTGTACAAGGCGTGGACCCGCTGCCGAGACACGCCCAGCAGTCGGGCCGCCTCGACGGCGGTGACCACGTCGCGAGTGTCCTCGCTCATGATCACCTCCTTCGGTGTGTCAGCTCCCGTTCGGTGCGGACAAGGCGTAGGCGACGACGTCGTTGTCGTCGGCGTCGACCACCTGCACCCCGTCGACGGCTCGCTCGATGACGGCGCCGAAGGCGGACGCCAAGTCGGCGCTGATGCGCTCCTCCTTGGCCTGCTCCATCAAGCGGTACTGGTCGCGCAGTCCGTCGGCGGCGAGGCAGATCGCCTCCGTGCCGATCATCCCGAGCTCGCCGTCGTTGAGCGTGATGGCGTAGCGCACCGCTCGGTCGAAGCACTCCCGCACGAAGGCGGGCATGTAGCCCTCCGTCCGGCGGAACACCTCGTCGAAGTCCGTCTCCGGGTCCAGCGCCTCGCCGATGACCCGACGGGCCAACCGCTCGACGCCTGGGCGCTCCATCGCCCCGACGTGGATGACCGCTCCGATGCGGCCCGGTCGGAGCATCGCCTTGTGGATCTGCTCGGCGTGGTTCGTGGTGAACACCGTGAGCAGCCGCAGCCCCTTCTGCTTGATCCCGTCGAGCAAGTCCAAGTGCCGCTCGATGGTCTCCTTGGTCTGCGGTCCGGCGGACGTGTCGACGTCCTCGGCGAAGACGACGGCCGGTTGGTACATGCGGGCCATCTCCAGCGCCTGGATCAGGCTGTCCTGACCCGGTCGGCACATCAGGAACGTCCAGTCATGCTCCGTGGCGATCTGCGCCGTGAGCAACGCGGCCAACGTCTTGCCCGTGCCGTACGGGCCCTCGAACAAGACGGCGAACTTGCCGTCGTGGCCGAGGCTCAGGAGCAGCTCCGAGTGGCGGATGAAGCACCACACGTCGCCCTCCAACCGGCGCTGGACCGACTCCGTGTAGACCACGTCGCGCTCGTCGACCGTCGAGACGTCGATGAAGTTCTCACCGCCGTCGATGGCCTTGCCCCGGTAGATGGAGTCCGTCCGCAGCTTCTCACCGATGAGCCGGAACAGCCCCTCGATGTGCCAGCGGTACTTGCGCGGCGCCGTCGCCGTGATGGCGAAGATCGAACCCAACTCGGCGTCGCGTTTCGTCCCGAGTTGGATCACCGTGTTGTTCAGGCCAGGTATCTGCATCGCCCCCCACGGCACCTGCTCGGTGTCGTCGGGGCCAGGCCCGACCTGGATGGTGCGCAGCTGGGGGAGCTCACGTCCGAAGAACGTGTAGAGCGTCTTGCCCAGCGTGAACCCGGCGAACTCCTTGATGGCGAGTGCGGTGGCGCGGGCCCCGTCGAGCGGACGATAGGGGAACGTGCGGCTGAACTCTGCCTCGTTCTCCTCGTCCAATCGCCGCTTGTTCAAGAAGGTGATCGCCTCCTCCAATGAGGAGCGGGCGGGGAGGACGTACTTCGTTCCCTTGAACTCGATGTCCTCCTCGCCGGTCAGCTTGCCGCCCAACTCGGCAAGCTTCTCCAGCGCCTTCTCGCGCAGTACCTCCAACTGCTGTTTGTTCTGAGCCATGTGTCCCTTTCTGGTTGTTGTTGGCGGACCCCGGTTGGGTGGCCGGGGGATCTAGGGGATGTAGATCTGGAGCTCGTCGAGCCACTCCAGCTCGGCGTGATCGGAGAGGTCGGTGAGGGCGGCACGGATCGCCTCGATGGCCTCGTGGGTGCGGGCGCGGTCCACGTCATAGGAGAACTGCACCCGGAAGGTGCGCTCCTGGTGGCTGAGCCGATCGGGCAGCACGACGACGGTGTTGTGCTCGTTGACCTCGGTACGCCACTCGTCGTAGACGTCGCACCAGTCGCGGGCGCGGGCCTCCTCGTTGATGCGCTCGCACAGCCACTCGCTCTCGGCGCGGTAGATCTCCAGGCGACGCTCCGCCTCACCGGCGCGAGTCGCCCACTCGTTCATCTGAGCCATCGCTTCGTCACGCTGGCGGGCGACCGTCCCCTGGCTCGCCATCGCTTCGTCACGCTGGCGGACCGCTTCGTCACGCTGGCGGCGAACCGTCTCCAAGCCCGCCTCCGCCGTGTCGGCGCGCTGCTGCGCGTCAATGAGGCGTGTGTCGCTCGCCACGGCGGCCTCGATCATCAGCGCCCGCGAGCGCAGCGCCTGCGTCCACAGCACTTCGGGCTCGACGGTCAGGTTCGGCGCGCCGGGATGGACGAACCGTCTCTCGGCGTCGAACCACAGCCACTCGTGCCAGAACCGGGCGACGAGGTCATGCTCATCGCCCGGCATCGCGGCGGGTTGAGGCCGCGCCTCTTCCTCGTAGTCGGACATGGTTGGTTCCTCTCTGTTGGTGGTGAGATCAGTCGTCGACGAGCACGACCAGCTCGCGCCCGAGCATCGACTTCTTCAGCGGGCTGTCGAGCAGGATCAGCGCGCTGGAGATGGTCTGGCCCTCGATGACGAGGTCGCCCGACACGCCGATGGGCCGGTACTTGCCCCGCTTGAGCACCTCGACGTGGTACGGGTTCTTCGCCCGCAGGTGCGGGCACCACCGTCCGGCGACCTCCAAGCAGTCGTCGCAGACCGGCGGGTTGATGACGAAGTGTCCTTCGGGCGAGTCCCACAGCGCCGGGTGCGAGCCGTCGTTGGGGATGACCCAGAACATGTCCGTGCGCGATTCGCCGCACACCTGACACAGCGGGCGCGTCATGCACTTGCGCTGGCGCGCGCTCTGCGTCGAGCCGAAGTCCGGCACGCCGGTCTGGCGCGTCGGACCGGCCATCATCCACATGTCGAACTCCCGCCGCACCCACTTGGCGCCGGGCACTGGCTGGACTCCTTGCGGCGTGCTCTCCATCGTCGGGCCGACGGCTTCGTCGGACCACAGCGCGACGTAGGGCACGGGCATCCCGTGGTACGTGTTCATTCGAACGCCGCCAGCGTGATCTCGGAGTGCTCGGTGTGCGTGATCGTCCACCGCACCCCTTCGGCGGGGTCGACGTGGTACGGGCTGCCGTCGAGCTCGTGTCCCTTGGGCAGCGAGCACGCCAAGACCAACTCGTCGTCACCCCACTTGATGGCTGCTGGGCACGTTGGCCAGGGCTCGCCTCGGTGTCCGTAGCGGGCGCACACGTCGGGGTACTGACCGCATTGTTCGCAGCGCTTCATGATCCTCCTTCCCGGTCCAGCCGGGTCTCGTTGATGAAGTCGATGAACTCGTCCAGGTACGGGTCGTCGCCGTCCCACACCAGGTCCCACCCCGTCGGCAGGTGCATCACGCAGTCGGCGAGGCGCTGGTAGGCGTCGGCGTCGACCCAGCCGAACGGGTTGACGTAGAGCCCCTTGGCGGGCATGAGCACGCCGACCTCCACGGTGTGCGGTTCCTCCAAGAAGGGCTCCCGCTGCTCGTAGCCCTCGTAGTTGGAGCAGTAGTTCATGTCGCCCCAGATGGTCGACAGCCCCCAGCGGTTCTCGAAGGGCACGATCACCTGGCGCGTGTAGTGGCGGAAGGAAGGCATGAACCGGCCCGCCGCCTGTGCCTCGGCCATGCCCGGTGGCCCGTCATCCCACGCCCCCCGCTGGGCTGGGTAGGGCCGGTCATCCACGTAGAGCATGTGTTCCGCCGCAACGAAGCGGAACGTGCTCATCCGTCGTCGGCCCCCTCGATGATCCCCAGCATGTTCTGCAGGGCGAACGTCATCACGGCGACGGCAGCCGAGTTGGTGGTCGTCATCTTCCACCCCGACGCCCCGCGCCAGGCGTTGTTCGCTGGGTCGCGCCGGATCACGAGCACTTGCTGGTGGTCATCGACCCAGGCGTTGTTCGCCTCCAGCGCTCCCGCCAGCACGATCGGACCGGGGCAGTCGATCTTGCCGGGGCGATGGAACTGCCGCGCCGACAGGTCCATCACCCAGTCCTCGCCCTCGATCATCAGGTGTCCGGCCCACCCGCCCTCGGCGGGCTCGTGGTCCGAACGGGCGCCGATCGAGTAGGCGTGCTCGGGCCAGTCCCCCACCGGCACGCCGCCGAGGTACAGCTCGGCGGCGAAGCGGTTGAGGATGGCGAACTCCACGGCGACGGGCTTGGCCTCGACGCCGACGTTGCGCAGCACGTGGATGCCGACGCGCGTGCCGTTGATGCAGTGGTCCGGCCGGAAGGGGAACGTCGGATCGTGCTGCCACGTGTCCCACGCCTTGGCCAGCAGCCGGACTTCGATGGGCACGCTCATCCGGTCACGACCCAGATCCCCGCCGTCAGCGCCACCGGTACGAACTCGACGGTGTACGCGGTGAGCGGACGGTTGGGCTTGCCGTCGGCACGCAGCGGGCGGTTGGCCGGGACGGCGTAGTAGGTGTCCACGGCGTGCATCCGGTCCCGGAAGTGCAGCGCCTCGTCAAGGTTCGTCGTCCATTGCGCGCTGCCCCCGCCGTCGGCAGCGGCAGGGTCGTAGAAGGCGAGCCAGCTGCCGGGTGTGGGCTCCTCGTCCTCGACGACGAGCCACCCGGCGCGGTCCAGGATGCGGATCGAGCAGTTCACCTCGTCACCGCCCACTCCGGCAGCGGCCAGAACTCGGCGATCTTGGCGCCGGTGGCCGTCTCGTGGACGGTGTGCCGGTAGCCCAGCCTGCGCGTCACGCCGAGCGCGTAGCAGACGGCGACGTCAAGTGCGTCGTGGTCCTTGCGGGTGTCGCCCCCGTCCACGTAGTACGGGCGGTCGCTCATGACAGCACCGTCCACAGTCCGAGCGCCGCCGCCACCGGCGCCACGATCACCACGCAGCACCCCAGGTAGCAGCCGCAACAGCCTGCGCCGTGGCCGTTCATCCAGCGCACGGCGCGGTCGTAGAGGTGGCTCATAGCTCAGCCCCGCACTTCCCGCAGCGCACGCCGCCGTCCTGCCTCAGCACGTGCCAGGCACGCGGGTGAGGGCACGCCGGGAAAGCACGGGCCTCCCAGTCGGACACCCCATCGCGGATGACCCGCGCCTCTGCCTCTTGCAGGCGGAGCTTCGCCAGGTACGCACGAGCGCAGTCGATGCAGTAGAAGCGAGGGCCCGCGGCCTTGTCCCACTGCGACTCGACGGCGACCTCGGCGCCGTTGGTGCAGAGGCCCTCGGGCTCGTAGCCCCACGGCAAGACGCCCTCGGTGAGCAGTTGTTGCTGCTGGTCGCGGCTCAGTCCGTTCCAGCAAGCCATGTTCCACCAGCCCCGTGTCACGGCGTCTCCTTCGGTCATGGTGAGTGTTCCCTCACGCATCAGTTGGTTCCTTTCTTGGTGTGTGGTGGGCGGGCGCAGGAATGGTGGGATTCCCGCGCCCGCCCGTGCGCCAGCAAACCTGGACCTTGGCGTACAGCCCAGATGTGGCGCGACCTTGTTACTCCGGCTCGATCACGACGTCGGCCGTGATTTGCCCGTCGGCATTGGGCAGATCGATGCGCCAGCCGCCGGGGCTGTTCACGTCGAAGGACGCCTCCGGCCAGTACTTGGCCACGGCGTCGAGCAGCCCGACGATGGTGTCCATGTTCTGCGGCAGGTGCACGACGATGTGCAACTGCCGCAGCAGCTTCTCAGCCACGGAACTCCTCCCACTCGTCCTCGTCGGGCACGAGCCCGAGCGATGGTCCCTTGTCCCAACGGACGTGGACCGTGCCCACGTCATCGACGTCTTCGACGGTCCCGCACTCTCCGGGCAGGATCGAGGTGTAGACGTCATTGCAGAAGATGAGGCGGATTCGTGTCCCCGGTTTGGGACTCGACCTCCTGCGATTCACGGTGCTCCTTTCGCTAGAGCGCTGCATTGGCTGCATCGCTTTCTCGGTCACCGAACTCCCGCTCGATTTCGAGCGGCCACGTCTTCACCCGCTCGACGACGCCGAGCTTCCCGGCGCGCCCCATCGCGCGGCAGACCTTCCGCCAGTCGGCTTGGGTGACGATGATGAAGATCTCGGCGTCGCTTTCGCGCGCCAAGACCTCCGTGATGTCGGTCATGGGTGGCTCCTTCCACGATGCGCCCGCAGGGGGGCGCAGTGCCCCCGCCCGCGACGAAGCGGACGAAGGCCGGTCAGCTCGCCGGGACGGCGAGGAACAGCAGGTGCTCCCGGCCGTTGGGCTGGCTGATGCGACACGGCGGCAGGACCACGTAGCAGTCCGACACGTTGACGAAGCGCCCCGTCCGCATCCAGCGGTCGGTGTGCGCGCCGACGGCGTGCAGCACGACGTACTCGTGGGCCTGGATCATCTCGGTCAAGAACTGGACTGCGTCCAACATCAGACGCTGCCCGTAGCCCGTGCCGAAGCGGCCGATGCCGTAGAGGTCCCAGCACGCCGCACACATGTTCGCCCACGCTCCCGCCTGGGTCTTGCCGTCGACGGCTGCGTAGCCGTGCTCCCGGCTGAAGTCGCAGCGTGGCGGCTCAGCGTGCAGCACGGTCTCGGTGCCGCTCATCGCGGCACCTGCTCGCTGGTCATGGGTTCCTTTCTGCCCACGGTCCGTCCGTGGTGCGTGGACCGTGGGCGTCCGCAAACCCACGGCCCGGCTGCCGACCCGCCGGTGACCATGACCCGGCGGCTGGCAGCGACCTAGCGCCAGCGCTTGGCCAGCTTGCGTGCCCCGTGACGGGCTCCGCTCACGGCCTGGCTGGTCGTCAACCCGACCATCACCAGCATGCCCAAGGCGATCGCTCCGGTCATCCGGGCGACCTCGATGGGCTTCATGGCACCTCGGTGACGTCGTCTTCGTGGACCAGTCCGCCGGTGTCGCTGATCGCCACGGCGATCCAGTCCGGCGGGCACATGACCTGGTACTCCGGCTCGTCCTCCTCGAGCAGCACGCCCGCTTCGACGTGGTGCTCACCGCCGTCGGTGGTGTAGATGATGAGCTCGTGCTTGGTGCGCCAACGGCTCATGAGCACCGCCCGATCAGGGCGTCGTTGAGCGGGTCGGCACTGCCGCGCCTCATGCAGTACTGCATGAGGTCGACCAGCTCCTGCTGGCGCTGCTCCTGCTCGTGCTCCTGGGCGGCGACGTGATATCGCCACCCGCCGATGCTGCCGATCACGGCGACGAGCGCCATCACCGTCAGCCCGATCCGCCAGGCTCGCTTGCGCCGGTACTCCCGCTCGGCAAGGTAGTCGTCGATCCTGCGCCGGTGCTCGGCTGTGTAGCTGTCGTCGTTCATGCCCGCTCCCCGTAGGCCGGGCGCCCCCACACGATGGAGGCGCGCGGTTCGCTGCGCCACGCCAGCTCGGCGTCGCCCGAGGGGAAGACGGTGACGAGGTACTGCCCGGCCGGTGGTTGGCCTGGCTCGCCCGCGCTGATGAACGTGTACTGCGTGTTCTGGTCCATTGGTCCTTCCTGCCTGCGGTCCGTCCGCAGGTCGTGGGTGGCTGGGGATCGAACCCAGCAGCGCCGCTCCAGCGGCCACCCGCCCCGTCAGCTCATGACGGCAGCACCCCTGGGTCCTCCTTGACGACGCGCCACTGCAAGTAGCTGAGGACGCCGTAGCCGATGACTCCCCAGCACAAGCTGGCGAGGAGGAGGGCGATGCCGTGGGCCATGAACGGGCGACTCGACGAGCCGTAGAGGTTCTCCGACTCGGTCGAGGCGATGCCGATGCCCGCCAGCGCGCCCATCGCAGTCAGCAACCAGTTGGCGATGACGGCGCGGTCGAGCCAACGACGAGCGTCCTTGCGGTAGAACTCCTTCGTCGGCAGCGGTGTGGTGGCGCTCATGCTGGCACCAGCTCAGTTGCCTCGGCGGCTCCGTCCCCGCACTCGCCGATCAGCTCCGCCGCATCGCTGAGGCGTGCGGCGTCGAAGTCCTCGGCGGCCACGGCTGCCTCCCCGAACGCCTCGGTGCAGGTGGCGAACACCTCGATCGTCTTGCGGCCCAGTGCCGAGTCGGCTCCGGGTGCACCGACGGCCTCGTCGTGCAGGTCGCCGAAGATGTCGGCTGCCTGCCACGCCAAGTCGATCATCTCGGGGAGGTCGTAGTCCTCGGCGGCTGCGGCGATCCCGTCCATCAGCTCTGCGCCTTCGGACATCTCGTCGAGGTGACCGCGCATGAAGTCGGCGAACTCCGCCGCGTCGTCGTTGCTCGACTCACGCTCACGACGCTCGGTCGTGACGGGAGCGGGCTCCGCCTCCTGCTCGGCTTGGACGACTTCCTCAACGGCGTCGTCGACCGAGTTGCCGCAGGCAGCCAAGCCCGCGGCGATGGTGAGACTGGCGGCAAGCGCCAGCCCCCTCCTGGTTGTGTGTGTCATTGGTTCCTTTCTTGCCTGCGGTCCGATCCGCAGGTCGTGCCCAGGGCAGGTTCGACCCTGCTCCTGGGCGCCAGGCATTCGCCGCCTGGGTGACGCCTGTCCCTCGTCCGATGGGGATGTAGTCGAGGGACAGGCGCGGTCTCAGTCTTCAGCGCACCCGGCCCTTGCCCCGGCGATACGGGGTCGCCGTGCCGCGTGGCTGGGGCACGGCCTTGGGCGGGCGGGTCTCCTCACGGCGCGTCGCCTTGCGGCTCCACCGCCGGTCCTGCCAGCGCGAGGCGTACTGCCGCTCGTCGTAGTCGACACGGTGCTCGGTCGACGTGTAGCGCGGGTCGACGCCCAACATCCCCGCTCGTTCGGCGGGCCGCGGGCCCACCGCCTGGCGCGGGTAACCCTTGGGCCGCGCCTTGCGATACCCCGCCACCTGCGGCCCGTGGATGCACGGCGTACAGGTGTCGGGCGTCAGCCCATGCGGGCACTCGTCGGTGTTCATCGCGCCACCCCTCGGGCATCGAGCACCCGGTGCAGCTTGTCGATGGCTCGGCGTACGTCGGCGTCGGACGCCACCCATTGCTCCACCGTCACGAACGCCAGCAAGTTGGGGTGCTCCGCCTTCCAGCCGTCCTCGTGCCAGGCCTCGATGTCGCCATCCCAGTCCAGCTCTTCGATCTCGGTCATGGTCAGTTCCTTTCGTCGGCCCCCTCCGATCGGGGGCAGTGGGCGCGGGCAGGTGCGAGCTCCCCGCGCCCCAAGTCTCAGAAGTCGCAGTCCTCCCCGACGAGGCGATAGTCCCCGTCGTTGATCCACCGCAGCGCGCACCCGGCGTCGAGCGCCTCCTCGGTGGCCCGAGCGATCGAGGCGTCCCCGCCCCAGCCCGCGCCTTCCGTCTCGGCGTTCCACACCACGTTGAGCTGCATCCCACTGGTCAGGTCACACGCCGTCTCCTCCGTGTGGAGGACGGTCACGACGAGCGTCCCGTCCACGTCGTAGCCGTGGTCCGTCGTGCACGTCGGCTTGCCCGCCTGCTCGACCGACACTGCCCGCCGCGTGAACAGCCCGCGATCGGGCGTGCACCCTGCCGCCACCCCGAGGGCAAGCCCCCCGAGCAGCATCAGCTTCTGCGTCCTGGTCATGGTCATTGGTTCCTCTCTCACGCCTCGGTCCGATCCGAGGACGTGGTGGACGGGGGACTGGCCCCCGCCCCTCACCAGCAGAGCGACAGCACGTCGTCGACGTGCCCGCCGCAGAGGTGATTGAGCCCCACGCCTGCTTGCGTGGCAGCCCCGAACAACGCTCGGCGCACGTTGCGCCCGCCGAGCACCTGGTACGGCAGTCCGCCGACGCGCACCTTGTTGCCCGCGGCGTCGGTGCCGTGGGCATAGCTGAGGTCGAACGGCCCACCCCAGGCGTCCCCGACGTAGCGGATGCGGTCGATCCGCACCAACTCGGGATCGCCGAGCTCGAGGCGCCCCCTGATGGGGCGCGTGTCGTGCCCGACGATGTCGACGCCGTTGGTCTGTGGCATGGTCTGGTTCCTTTCCAAACGCCAGGTCCGATACCTGGACGTGGTCCCCGCACGAGCGGTGAAGCCCGTGCGGGGGAGCCGCTACCCGCGGCCGGGGCAGGTCACGCGGCGGTCGACTTGGCCGCCCGCTTGGAGGGGCGTGAGCCCTTCGGGGCCGGAGCCTTCGGGGCGTCAGCCTTGGGCGCCGACGCCTTCGGGGCGACGTCCTTGACCGCCACCGGCCGGAAGGGAGCCGGACGCACGACCCGATGGGCCGAGGCGTTCGTCAGCCCGCCGTCCTGCGCCTTGGCGTAGCGATCCGCCGCCGCGGTGACGTGCTTGGGCAACTGGAACCCGAGCGCAAACTGCGCTTCCTTCTTCGTGACACGCGGCGTCAGGGCGAGGATGTCGAAGGCCGCCTTGGCAGCGGCGTCGGACGCATGGTCCACATAGTCGCCCGCGGCGTACTCGCAATCGTGATCCTTGGCCGTGTCGTAGTGCCGTGTCGGCAACGACGGCCGAACCCGCTTGGCGTACTCCAAGGCGTGAGCCGGAGCGTCCGTAGCAGGAGCGGCGAATGCGTACTTGGTCATGATGGTGTCCTTTCGGGACGTGGGGTGCAAGGCACCCGAGACGGCTGGATTGCCGTCAGCCCGTCGCGAGGGATCGAACCCCGATGAAAAGCGCACCAGCGCCGACGGACCGAAAGAGATCCTTGACCACCTGCCCGAACCCCGGAGGGCGAGCTAGCAGGTACGTCACGCCAGACCGACACCTCTAGACACGAAGCCGAAGCCCGCCACCGGTGAGGGGGAACGTGATCGTCGGCGCGGTATGCGGCGCCTGCCGTTTCGAGGCGGTGATGTCCGCACGGGCCCCGGGGAACACCCCGAGCGCCCGCACGCCCCGCCTAGCGGGGACCGTCCGATCAACCTGCCACCAGTCTAGCCGCCCCGAGGCGGCCTGACAACCCCGGATAGTGTGACGTGCGTCACGGGGGGCGGTGGGTCCGGCCCGAACCAGGGCAGGGAAGAGGACTGCTCTCCCGCCCCGTGTCCTACCTGCACTTTCACCCCCAACCAGCGTCAGATACCCGCTGCTCACCGGGCTCGAATCGGCCGCACTCCGGCCGCTGGTT